AAAAGATTATCTTGGTTAGCACGCCAACTGAACAGGGTGCTTCGCGGATTGAGGCGGCATACGAAGAGAGCGATAAGCGCAAATTTATGGTGCCTTGTCCTCACTGTGATGCTAAACTGGAGCTGAAGTGGGCTAACGTGCGCTGGGATGACGGAAAGCCGCATACTGCTGAGTACATTTGCGACGAATGCGGCTGCGGATTGGGTGATGCGGAGCGATTTAGGGCAATTCGGAAGGGTGAATGGGTAAAAACAGGTTCAGGAGATGGAAAAACAGCGGGTTTTCATATTTCCGCGCTTTATTCGCCTTGGACGAGCCTGCAAGACGTCGTTACAGACTTTTTAGCGTCAAAACGCGATCCTATGCGGCTAAAAACGTGGGTAAACACTACTTTGGGCGAAACATGGGTCGATCAAGGCGAAACTCTTGACGAATATGACCTAATTGAGCGCCGCGAGGACTTTGGCGACGAATTAGACAGTGAAATCTTGCTCATTACTGCTGGCGTTGACGTTCAGGATGACCGATTAGAGTATGAGATCGTAGGATGGGGTCGTGGTGACGAAAGCTGGTCAATTGACTACAATACGATCTATGGCGATCCATCCAGCGTCGAGTTATGGCACGAACTGGACAACGTGTTACAGCAAAAGTTCGTACATAGTACGCAAGGCGAGATGATTATTAGATCAGCCTGTATCGACAGCGGCGGTCACTATACTCAGCAAGTTTATAATTATGTTAGGCCAAGAGCGGGCAAGCGCATCTTTGCGATCAAGGGTATTGGTGGTGAAGGCAAGCCAATTGCAGGCAGGCCGACAAAAAACAATATCGGCAAGATTAACCTGTTCCCAGTAGGCGTAGATACTGCAAAGGAATTAGTGTATGCTAGGTTGAAGATTAAAGACGAGGGAGAAGGGTATTGTCATTTTCCCACGGGCAGACACGAGGAATACTTTAGGATGTTGACGGCTGAAAAGCGCGTGGTGAAGTATTTTAAGGGTCGCCCCAGAAGAGAGTGGGTCAAGATTAGACAGCGCAACGAAGCATTGGATTGCCGTGTGTATGCGACTGCGGCACTATCAATATTGAATGTCAATACTGAGGTGCTGTACAAACAGGCACAAAATAGGGTACAATCGGGCAAACCCACCCCCAGTCGGCGTCCAGCAGTGCCGCGTCGAAACAGTTTTGTGCATGGATATACGTGATGGCGAATTTATTTGACGCGGATCAGGCCAAGGAAGGCGAACCAACTGAGATCGTGGTAGGTGACTTCATTCAATGGAAGAGAAGCGATCTAGTAGACGATTATCCCTTATCTGAATATTCCGTCGAATATGTAGCTAGGATCACTGGCGGCGGGTCTAACGAGATTAAGGTTGCTGCAACGGAAACGGGCGGCACATATCTTATCAGCGTAGATAGCGCGACATCAGCAGAATTTGCCGCTGGATACTACCACTGGCAGCTTGAGGTAACTAAAACATCAACAGGTGATCGCATTGTGGTTGATCGTGGCGCATTTACTGCTGTTGTTGATCTTGACGACAACCAAGCTGACCCGCGCCTATTTGAAGAAAAGATGCTTGCCAAGATTGAGACTATTCTGCTTGGCAAGGCTGATGCGGATGTTTCCAGCTACAGTATTGCTGGACGTTCACTGACTAAATACAGTTATCAAGAGCTACAAGACTTGCATGACCAGTATGAGGCGAAAGTGAACCGTCACAAGCAGTTAGAGCGGATCAAGTTAGGAAAAACCACGCATCACACAGTAAAAGTGAGGTTTAGCTGATGGGCATTATGGACATCTTCAAGCGTGCGCAAAAGCCGCTGAGAAAACGAAATTATGCAGCAGCAGCTAAGGGTCGCTTATTCAGCGACTTTACTGGTTCTAACAGGAGCGCAGATAGTGAGATACGCTGGGCTTTACGTGATATTAGAAATCGTAGTCGTGACCTTGAGCGAAATAATGAATATTTCCGTCGTTATCTTCAGCTTCTTCGCGTTAATGTTGTCGGAGAGAACGGATTTAACGTACAGGTTCGTGGACGTAATCCAGACAATCGCTTAGATCGCGCTGGGAATAATATCGTTGAGAGCGCATGGCGCGAATTTTCCCGTATGGGTGGGCCGACTGTAGATGGTCGCATGTCAATGGTTGACTTGTGCAACCACATTATCACGGGGATGGCGCGTGATGGTGAAGTGTTTCTTCAGGTCGTAAAAGGCAACTATTTGCGACACGGAATTGCCGTTCAGGTTATTGAGCCTGACCGCGTTGACGAAGAGAAGAATGAACTAGCGCCAAACGGCAATCAAATTCGCATGGGAGTAGAGTTAGACAATCGCACGAAGCGTCCTGTCGCTTACCATGTTTTGACATATCACAAAGGTGATTATGACTATATGCTTCCAGCCAATCAGCGGAAGTATGACGTAATTCCAGCAGAAGAAATGATGCATATCTTTAGGCCAGAGCGCGCAGGGCAAACTCGCGGAGTGCCTTGGTCATCTGCTGCTATTACGTCACTTAAAATGCTTCACGGTTATCGGGAAGCGGAACTAATTGCTGCACGTACTGGTGCCGCAAAGATGGGTTTCTTTACGTCACCCGCAGGCGATGGTTTCACCGCTGACGGTTATGATGATGAAGATAGCGTCGTTCCGCTGTACGACGCTGAAGCTGGGACGTTCCACCAACTCCCAGCGGGTGTGTCGTTTACTCCCTTTGATCCGACACACCCAACCTCTGCTTTTGCTGACTTTGAGAAGTCTATCCTGCGCGGGATCGCGGGTGGTCTTGGAGTTAGCTATACGTCGTTGGCGAATGATCTTGAGGGAACTAGCTATTCTTCGATCCGTCAGGGCGCACTAGAAGAGCGTGACTTCTACAAAACCTTACATCGTTTTATGATCGACCACTTCCTTGACCCGTTTTATCGCATGTGGTTGGAGCATGTGATGAGCTTTGGCTACATTCCGATCAACGGTGACACTAAGATGTTCAAGTTTACGCAGGACGTAACTTGGCGTGGTCGCGGCTTCCAGTGGGTTGATCCGCTAAAAGAGATGAATGCTGCGGTTGTAGGCTTGCAGAACGGCATCATTTCTCATTCAGACATTGCCGCTAACTATGGTCGTGACGCTGAAGATACATTTGCACAAATTCAGCGTGACAAGGAAATGGCCGATGAGTTTGGTCTAAGTATGGCTTATCAGCCGTTTGGCGATAAGTTGCCAGTTCCAGCGGAGGGTGAAGATGTCGAACAAGCCGACTGATGGAATGGTGACAGCCGCCAAACGTGCGCTTGAATGGCGTAAGGAATATGGTCGTGGTGGTACGGCAGTCGGAGTTGCGCGTGCGCGTGACATTGCCAACCGCTCTAACTTGTCTGACGACACAGTTAAGCGGATGTACTCGTTCTTTAGCCGACATGAGAACAACAAAGCCAAGCATTACTCAGCAAAAGAGCCTGATGGCGGGCCTACAGCTTGGCGCATTGCGTGGGATTTGTGGGGTGGCAACGCGGGCTACTCGTTTAGCAAAAGGATCGCAGAACGCTTAGAAAAGGAACGCTCTATGCAAGATATGGATAAATCTGATACAATATCGGCAGATATTGAGGATGAAACAATGACTGATGAAGTTCGTGCAGAACCAGATGGACTAAGCGTTGGCGATTTTGTTAGCTGGGATAGTTCAGGTGGGGAAGCCTATGGCAAGGTTGAGCGTATAGAGCGTGATGGTTCTATCGACGTTCCAGATAGTGACTTTACGATCAACGGGGATGCGGATGATCCTGCTGCGTTGATTGAAGTGTACCGCGAGGGCGAGGATGGCTATGAGGCTTCAGGCCGCATGGTTGGGCATCGCTTTTCCACGCTGACTAAAACAGCAGAGCGCGGATACAAAGATAAAGAGCGTTTTGATCGTGAGAAAATGGAAACTCGCGGCATGATGTTTGACACAAAGGTAGTAGACGAAGAGAAGCGCACGGTTCAAATCGCTGTATCTAGCGAAGAGCCTGTTGAGCGCAGCTTCGGGACAGAAGTATTAGATCACGATGAGCGCAGCATCGATCTCAGCTTTGCGCGCTCAGGCACTATGCCACTGTTGCTGGATCACGATCCACGCCAGCAGATTGGTGTAGTAGAGGATGTTCGCCTCGATGGCTCGGCACGCCGTTTGCGTGCGACGGTTCGTTTCGGAAGAAATGGGCTTGCCAAAGATGTGTTCGAAGATGTTGTGGACGGTATCAGAAGCAACATTTCTGTTGGCTATCATGTCAACTCAATGGTCGAGGACAAGGCGGGTAGCTACCGTGTTGATAATTGGCTGCCAATGGAGGTTTCGGTTGTATCAATACCCGCAGACAGGACAGTCGGGGTAGGTCGTGCAGCAGAAGCGCCACCCGCAAAACCCAAAACAGAAACTCTTATTGAGGAAACTACTATGTCAGAAGAAGTACAAGTAGACGTAGAGGCGGTTCGCGCAGAAGCAGCACGTTCCGCAGCTAAAGATACAGCAGAGATGTATCGCCTTGCAGCAAAGCACAACAAGCGCGATATGGCAGACGAAGCTGTAAAAAATGGTCGTTCACTAGCTGAGTTCCGTGGTGAACTGCTAGAAGCGATTGGAAATACGCCACTAGACACACAAGAGATTGGCCTAACAAAGAAAGAAGTTCGTAACTTCTCTTTGATGAACGCAATCCGTGCGATGGCGAACCCAACAGACCGTAACGCGCAAGAAGCTGCACGTTTCGAGTTTGAAGCATCACAAGAAGCAGCAAAGCGTGCTGGCGCAGACCCACAAGGTCTATACATGCCACATGACGTTCTACGCTCTTGGGGCCAGCGTGATCTGAACACATCAGACGACAGCGCAATGGTTGCAGAAGCGTATCGCGGCGGTGACTTCATTGACGTACTACGCAACGCATCATCAGTGATGCAAGCTGGCGCGACAATGTTGACAGGTCTACAAGGTGACGTAAAAATCCCTAAAAAGACTGCTGCATCAACAGGTGCTTGGATCGCAACAGAAGGTGGCGCGTCCACTGAAAGCGAACCAACATTTGGTCAGGTCACAATGTCACCAAAAACAGTTGGTGCATTCACTGACATCACACGCTTGATGATGATGCAATCGTCACTAGACATCGAAAACCTAGTTCGCAATGACCTATCAACAGGCATCGCACTAGCAATCGACAACGGTGCATTGCAGGGTTCAGGTTCGTCTGGTCAGCCAACAGGTATTGCTAATACTTCTGGCATCAACGCACCAACAAACTTCGCGGCAGCTAACCCAACATTCGCAGAAGTAGTTGCGATGGAAACAGCGGTTGCAGAAGATAACGCGCTTATGGGCAACCTAGCGTACATCTTGCCAGCAGGCATGATGGGTGCATTGAAAACAACTGCTAAAGACGCTGGTTCAGGCCAGTTCGTTGCAGATGGCGGCCAAATCAACGGTTACAACGCAATCGTATCCAACCAAGTCACAGCAGGCGATCTATACTTCGGTAACTTCGCAGACTGCTTGATTGGTATGTACGGCGGCTTGGACATCACAGTTGATCCATACACTGCGTCTACATCAGGCACAGTGCGCATCGTAGCGTTGCAAACTATGGACGTAGCAGTACGTCACGCAGTTAGCTTCGCATACAACAACGACGGTGCATAATGCTAACGTGGGGCGGCATGAAAGCCGCCCCCTCTTCTGAGGGGTCAAAAATGAAGTACATCATTCTAAAATCATGTGTCGCAGCGGGCGCATCGCGTAAAGCGGGTGAGATAGTTGAGCTAGGAACGGATGAGGCGGCTTCGTTGACGGCCTATGGGCGAGTTGCCGTGGCACCAGAGCCAAAGCCTACTGCTGCTTCGACAGACCGCGCTGCAAAGCCTAAATCAACACGGGCGAAGAAATGAAGATTAAGTTAATAAAAGATGCAATAATTCATGGCATCCCGTCAAAAGCTGGCAGGGTGCATGAAGTAATTGATCGTGTTGCTCAAAAGCTAATAGATCGCGGATATGCGGTATTAGACGACGGCAAGGTCGAAGAGGAACAGGAAGTAGAAGAAGATGGCGCTATCTCTGACGGATGACTT